TAGGTTTTTAGAGGGACAAGAGGATGGAAAGTACTATCCATACTACAATCAGCATGGAACAGTTTCTGGACGATATGGATCTGATATGCAACAGTTACCTAAACCTAAAGAAGAAGGAGAAGAATCTCCCCTACTAATTAGATATACTAATGTAATTAGACAATTCTTAATAGCAGGAAAAGGTAGAAAGTTAATTGATAATGATTACAGTAGTTTGGAACCTAACTGTTTCGCAAGTGTTTCCGGGGATAAAGGACTTCAAGATATCTTTAATAATGGATGGGATTTTTATTCTACTATTGCTATTAAGACAGAGAGATTAGATGAGGATAAATTAAAATATCCAAATGGAGTTTCTCCGGATACAAAGTCCCCAATATTTTTAAAGAAATTAGATCCTACAAAAAGGCAACAAGCAAAAGCCTACTCATTAGGAGTTCCCTACGGAATGTCAGGGTATGCATTAGCAATGACTCTAGGAATAAAAGCTAAAGAAGGAGATAAATTAGTTGAAGGATATCTAAATGGATTTCCCCAATTAAGAGAATGGATGGATGCCTCTAGAGATCAAGTAAAAGCTCATGGATTTATAATAAATAAAGTAGGAAGGATTAGGCATTTACCTAAAGTAAAATCTATTTATGAGAAATTTGGAGATAAAGTTTTAGATTGGAAATTCAGAAAAGAATTAGAAAGTCAATACGGAGTAGATCCTGTTAGTCAAATGTACAGAGATTATAGAAATGGTCTTAACAATTCATTAAACTATCAGTTACAATCATTAGCTGCAGCGGTTGTAAATAGAGCAGCTATAGCTATTAATAGGAAAGCTAAAGAGCTGGGAATAGATGCTAAGGTACAAGCACAGATTCATGATCAACTTATAATAAATGTAGATGAGAAAGATGTAGAAATGTTTATGCCATATGTGCAAGAATTGATGGAGAAAACAACACAGCTTCCTGGAGTTAGTTTAATTGCAATTCCTCAAAGTGGAAATAACTTTGCAGAAGCACACTAAAAATTTGTTTTATAGCATATTTATTCGTATATTAATATAATAAGTTTTAAAAATTAAAAAAAGTTTATGACAAAAGAGTTACAGCCACAGAACGACAGAGTTTTAATTAGACCTGTAGAAGTAGGAGAAAAGAAGTACGGATCAATTATTGTTTCGGACATGGGTAAAGAAAGACCAGAAATGGGAGAAGTTATCGCAGTAGGGCCCGGAAGATGGTCTGAATTTGGAACCTTCATTAAAGTAGAAGCTAAAGTAGGAGATGTTGTACTAGTTCCTAAAATAGGCTCATTAAGAGTTGATTTTGAAGGAGAAGAATATTTCATCACACCTGATAGAGAAATTTTAGCAACAATTAAACAATCACAAGAATAGTTATGAGTAAGCAAATTAGTTTCGGAAAAGAAGCAAGAGAGAAATTACTTTCAGGAGTAAATCAATTAGCAGATGCAGTTGTATCTACACTAGGACCCTCAGGTAGAAACGTTTTTATTCAACAAGAACAAGGTAATCCAACTTCAACAAAGGATGGAGTTACTGTAGCAGAACAGATTTTCTTAGAAGATCCTATTGAGGACACGGGAGCTCAAGCTGTAAAACAAGTATCTATTAGAACTGCTAAGTTAGCCGGAGATGGAACTACTACAGCTACCTTACTTGCAAGAGAGATTTACAAACAAGGATTATCTGAATTAGAAAATTCTAATGCAGTAGAAATCAAAAGAGGTATTGATATTGCAACTAAAGAAGTTGTTAAGTATCTTCAAAAAGAATATTCAAAAGAAGTTACTGAAGAAGGACAAATAAAACAAGTAGCAACTATATCAGGAAACAATGATCCTGAAGTGGGGAATCTTATTGCAACAGCAATGGATAAAGTAGGTAGAGATGGATTAATTACTATTGAGGAATCTAAAACAGGGGAAACCTATTTAGAAACCGTAGAAGGTATGCAATTTAACAGAGGATATAAATCCCCTTACTTTGTCACAGATAACAATACTATGACATCTGTTTTAACAAATCCTCTAATTTTAATTACAGATAGAAAATTACAGAACATAAAAGAGTTACTTCCTTTATTAGAATCTGTATCTCAACAAAGCAGAGAGTTACTTATCATTGCAGATGATATTGATGGTGAAGCCTTATCTACATTAGTTGTAAATAAAATGAGAGGTATTCTTAAAGTAGTAGCAGTTAAGTCCCCTGAATTTGGAGACAAGAAAAAAGCTATCTTAGAAGACATCGCAGCTCTTACTGGAGGAACCGTTGTTTCTGAAGAAAAAGGAATGAGATTAGATAAATTCGATAGAGTATGGTTTGGTACTTCTAGAAAAGTAACAGTAGGAAAAGATGATACTACCATTGTAGATGGTAAAGGTACTGAAGAAGCTATTGCAAAAAGAATTGAAGAATTAAAAGAGCAAATAGATAATACAGTTTCCCCTTATGAAAAGGAAAATTTACAAGATAGATTAGCAAAACTTATTGGAGGAGTAGCTATGATTCACGTAGGAGGCCATACAGAGGTTGAGATGAAAGAAAAGAAAGATAGGGTAGATGATGCACTCCATGCAACAAAAGCCGCTCTAGAGGAAGGAATATTACCTGGAGGAGGAATCGCTTTACTAAATGCATCAGCATACTTAGCAAGTATCTTAGAAGGAGAAGTAACAAATCATCCAGACCAAGAAAAAGGTATCAACATCGTAATGAGAGCAATCTCAAAACCTTTTGAACAAATCCTTTTAAATGCAGGAGAGACTCAAGAAGTAATTGAGGAAAGAAGACAGGTCTTAGTTGGTGAGAATGATTTATGGAAAGGGTTCAATCCTAGAACAGGACAGTACGTAGATATGCTTTCAGAAGGAATTATTGATCCTACTAAAGTAACAAGATTAGCTTTAGAGAATGCAGCATCAGTTGCAGGAACAATGTTAATCACAGAGTGTGTTATCTCTAACATAAAAGAAAAAGATGAATCAGGAGCAGGAATGGATCCTTCTCAATTCATGTAATATTAATTATAAAATAAATAAAATGAACAAACAAGAGTTATTTGAAAAGATTAACGGACTATATGAAGAGTTCGCATCACAACACAACGGTACTACTAAGAAATCTCAAGCAAATGCAAGAAAAGCAATTGGAGAAATTAAGAACTTAGTAACGGAGTATAGAAAAGTATCCGTAGCGGAAGAGAAATAATAGACAGGTACCGAGAGGGGAGGGGGCGTAAAACTCCCTCACCGAAGGTGTCACGAAATTTTTTTATAAAAATAAACTAAAAAAGTATGACAATATTACAAATATTTGCACTAGCATTTATAATAGCCCTAGTAGCAGCCCTATTAGGAACGTTCCGAAGTAAGGATATGTCTCCTATGAAAGATATGGTAGAGGACACCATGATTATTCACAAAGCCCCTAAAATCAAAGCTCCCCAAGAACCTCTTGAGAATAGTATCGAGGTAGTGGATGTTGAGTTCGTAGAAAAAGTAGAAGCTCCTAAAAAGAAAAAGAAGTACTACCCAAGAAAACCTAAAACACATCTATAGTATGTCGAATTCGAGAGCCAAATACGAGGAACTAAAACAACAGGAAGGATTTGTAGACAATGTCAACAACCATACAAGTATGATGATTACGTTAGACATACTACGAGCTGCTAACAAAGCAGGATTGATGGAAGTACTGCTAAATAAGGCAGAGGTAATTTACAAAAGTAGTTATAAACTATCGCCCCTAGTTGTCCTTCAATTGGCTGCCGAAGAAGCAAAGATAGATGAACTTTGTAATTAAATAAAAATGTTATGAGACTAGATTTAGAAAAAATATTTGAAAATGCATTTGTACTTGACCTAAAATATCAATTAACAACTAGAGATAGATTAGATAAAAGTTTTGAAAGCTTCTTTGCTACTTTTAATAAAGATCCATATGAACTTATTGAACTAATGGATACAGCAGTTAGAGATGAGCTTAAAAAAAGAGCATTGACGATGCTATCAAGTATTGAGTTGACAGAACAAGACAAAGAGAACTTCGAACCGTTTACATTACAAGACCTAATGCCAGTAAATAAAATAAAAAAAAATGGAACAACCAAGAATGAATCTATCGATTGATCAAACAGATCCGGTAACATGTGAACACTGTGGTGGAATGTATTTTCAAGAAGCATTACATATCAGAAAAGCATCCGGTATATTGACCGGGACAGGACAGACAACCTATATGCCTATCCCTGTATTTGCATGTAGAGATTGTGGACATGTAAACACTGAATTTCTTCCTAAGGAATTAAAAAATTTGAATTCTGAAGAAGAATCTACAATAGTTTAATACACAATAGATTTTGATTAAAAACTAAAGAGGCCTTGTGCCTCTTTTTATTTTTAAGGCTATTTATATTAAAGAAACTTAACCTATAATAAAAAAATGGCTAAATCAAACTACTATGGACCTACTCCTAAAAAATGGGTACAACTAGGAGATGCTTTATTGGCAATATCTACCGCAGTATCAGGGTATACTATCTATAATGATCAACACACAGTGGCACTAATATCAATGATATGTGGTGTAGTAGGTAAATTTTTAACCAGCTTCTTTACAGAAGATACTAAGTCAAAATGAGTTTACAGGATTTACAGAAAAAGATAGGAGTAACCGCAGATGGTAACTTCGGTCCTGGTACAATGAAAGCAGCAATGTTACATTTTAAACTAACTCCAATAAGAGCTGCACATTTCTTCGGACAAACAGCACATGAAACAGGAGGATTTCGTATTTTCACAGAGAATCTTAACTACTCAGCAGCCGGATTAAAAGGAACATTTGGAAAATACTTCCCAGGAAATTTAGCAGATTTATATGCTCGTAAACCAGAGAAGATAGCCAATCATGTATACTGTAATAGAATGGGAAATGGAGATGAAGCTTCTGGAGATGGATTCTCATTTCGTGGAAGGGGCGCATTACAGACCACTGGTAGAGTAAACTATATGGCATTGGCTAAACACTTAGCTATGCCTGCAATAATGGCTACACCGGATCTAGTAGCAACAACGTATGCTTTTGAAGCAGCATTATTCTTTTTTGAAAGCAACCACTTATGGGCTATTTGTGATGAAGGAGTAAATGATAAAGTAATAGATAAACTTACTCGTAGAATAAATGGAGGAACCAACGGTCTAGACGAAAGAATTACATTAACCAAAAAGTATTACGAATACGCAAAATAAAGGTATGAAAACATCAATCTTAACAATACTACTAACATTGTCAACAGCACTCGCCTTTATTGGATCATTTTTTTTAAACTTAACCTCTAGCTATCCTGAAAGATACTTAGCAGTATGTACAGTCATATTTGCTGATGGATTCTTTGGAATTTGGGCAGGAACTATAAGAGAGGGATTTAAAACTTATAAAGCTTTAAAAATAATAAAAACATTATTATTTTGGATAGTCGCACTTACCGTTGTTTTAGGAATAGAAAAAGCATGGAAAATTGGTGGTTGGATATCTGAAACAATTATAGTACCCTTTATGGTATTCCAAATAATAAGTGTAATTAAGAATGCTTCTATGGCTGGATTCTTACAACATGATGTTATATCGGCCATATTACATAGAGTAGACTTACATAAAGGAGTTACAGAAATTAAAGAACCGATTTCTATAGTAAAAAAAAAACAATTAAAAAAAAGCAAATGATATCACCGATATTTAAGTTTTTAGGTAAGTTAGATTTTAAAACTTATATAATTTTAGGTCTAGCAATAGTTTTAATAATAATGAGAACCTGTTCTAGCCCTACTCCAGATAATGGAAATATAGTTAAGGTAAAAGGAAAGCAGTACGAACAAGTTCAACATAAGGTAGATACAGTTACCATAGTTAAAACTACAATAGTATATCGCCCAGGTAAAACAATATATGCACAACCCGCTAAGCCTATTACACCTCCAAAAGGAATTAATAAAGATTCTATAGTGAAAGAGTATTATGGTGTATTGGTATACAAAGATACTGTTAAATTAAAAGACAATCAAGGATATGTATCTGTCACAGATACAGTTAGTCAGAATAAAATAGTAGGAAGGGTTTGGAATGCACATATAAAAAATCAAATCATACACGACCAAACTACTATAAAGGAACTCCCAAGATTACAAGTTTACATAGGAGGAATTATAGGAGGTAGTGCTACCGATATAATTAGCTATATGGGACCTGCTATCATTGTAAAGACTAAACAGGATCATATTTATTCTATAGGAGCAGGGTATGATAGTAATAATAAATTATCCGTACAAGGAGGAATTTTTTGGAAGATAAAATTATAAATTGATATTAATAAAATATTTAATAAAAGACTTGGTAATTCAAGTCTTTTTTTGTATATTAATATTATATAAAAAATTATAATATGAAGATAAAAAAAGTACCTTGGACTATCGATGAAGATGAGCCAAAGAAGGTAAAGAAAGAAAAGAAAGTAAATAAAGGAAAGAATGAAATGGTAAACCATCCTTCACACTATGGGGGAGGGAATAATCCGTACGAAGCAATTAAAGTTATAGAAGCTTGGGACTTAGGATTCTGTTTAGGAAATACTGTTAAGTATATTTCAAGGGCGGGTAAAAAAGATGAGACAATCCAAGAATTAGAAAAAGCTCTTTGGTACTTAGAAAGAGAAATAAAAAACATAAAAGGTCATGGCAAAGAAAGTTCTCAAGCAAGTTCAAGTAATACGAAATGGCTCGACTAATACAGTAATTGATTATACTTTTCAAAAATCTATATCCTATAGCCAAACCTTAGCCTATAATACCTGCCCCCATCAATGGGCTTTGAACTACGTTAAAGGGCTTCAGGAATATAAACCATCTATTCATACAGTTTTTGGAACAGCTTTCCATGAAGTACTTCAAGAGTGGTTAACAGTTATGTATGAAGATACTGTTACAAAAGCAATGGATATGAATTTAGATGTTCTTCTTTTAGAAAAAATGCAAACAATATACTTTCAAGAAAAAGAAAAGTATGGAGAACATTTTTCTACTGCTCAACAATTATCTGAATTTCTGCAAGACGGTATAGAGATATTGAGATATGTTAAAAGAAAACGTACTGATTTCTTTAGTACAAAATATATTAGCTTAGTAGGAGTAGAGATTCCCCTAATACATAGCATAGCTAATAATGTGTTCTTTAAAGGGTATGTGGATATTATATTATACGATTCTCAAGATGATAAATATATCATAATAGATATTAAAACATCTACATCAGGATGGAATGATTATGCTAAAAAAGATGATAAGAAATTAGCACAGTTATTACTTTATAAAGAATTTCTATCTAAACAATTTGATATAGATATAAAAAATATAGAAGTAAAGTATTTTATTGTCAAAAGAAAAGTACCCGAAGATCCTGACTATCCTGCAATGGGCAGAAGAGTTCAAGAATTCTCCCCACCATCAGGTCCTATTAAGAGAAAACAAGCTATAGCAGCTCTTGATACTTTTATAAAAGATGCTTTTGATGACAACGGACAATACAATCATAAAGAATATGCCCAAACTCCTTCTAAATCTAATTGTATGTTTTGTAATTATAAAGGAACAG